TGCAGCTGCCGCTGCTATTGCTCTTGCTCCAGCTGCTGCCCTAGCCGGTCCCTACGTTAACGTAGAGACAAATGCAGGTTGGGTTGGTGATGATTACACCGCTGCGACCACAGACCTCCACGTAGGTTTTGAAGGAGAAGCAGGTGCTGCTTCTTACTACGTTCAGGCTGGACCTGCAATCGTCGCTGTTGACGGACAAGACACTGACACCCAGTTCTCTGGTAAGGCAGGTATTGGAGTCCCCGTTTCCGATGCTATCGGAGTCTACGGTGAGATGTCCTTCCTGACTGCAGAAGACGAAGATGACTTCGGTCTTGGTGGTAAGTTGGGCGTCAAGTACAACTTCTGATCGTTCATATAGACACGTAAATATCTAGATGTTATACTGGGGGTGCGACGGCATCCCCTTTTTTTATGAAATTATTTCTAAAATCTCTAACGCATCCAGGGGCACTGATCAGCCTTATGATGTTGGGAACGATAGCATTCATAGGGATGGTCCATAACGATGCTCATCTTAGAATGACCATAGATGCAGATTCTTATGTGAGACAGTGGTGCAGATCGTCAGCAGAAAACAAAAAGACCTGCATCAGTTATGGCGGCGACATGGATTGATAACTTGACAAAACTTTATGTTTCCTATATAATATGTAAAGAAACATTACGGAGTGTATCGTGACTGTAACAACAAATGACCGTGGTCAGCAAAACCTGTTTGCTAAAGAACCTCAAATGTATATCTCAGAGACTGACGCACAACGTTATGGATATGAGACTTATGCAGAAAAGGCAGAGAAACTAAATGGACGCACTGCTATGCTTGGATTTGTTGCTGCTGTTGTCTCTTATGCTTTCAGTGGTAGCGTATTTTTCTTTGGTGCATTCGGATTCTGACACTTGAAAATTGTCTGCTATAATAGTGGAATAGATATGGAGAATAGCAAAAAGTAATATGCCAAACCCCAATCAACTCTACGAGGACATGCAGAAACTGGATGACATGTACGAAGAACTTCTCTGGCATCCAGAAGACGAGCTACAATTCTCTCATGATGGAGAGAAAATTATTATCACTAACAAAACTTTGGAGCAAAAACAATGAACGAAAACGCAGAACGCATTAACGGTTGGGCAGCAATGGTTGGAGTCATTGCCGCAATGGGTGCATATGCCGTCAGTGGGCAAATTATTCCTGGGGTATGGTAAATGCTATTGCTATCAGCAACAATAATATTGGGGTTTATTCTCTGGAGTATATCCCAAGAAGTTGATGATGACAACGACGGACCAGGCGGAGGAATGATGCAACCAGTTTATGTACCGTCACCCTCTTGACAGGCAAAACCAAATACACTATAATGAAGGGGCAATACGCTCCTTTTTTAATGTTCCGTCGTTTAGCTGCCCTATTTGTACTAGGGATCCTTGGTGCATCCTGTGCCTCTAAATCCGCACCAATTAAAGAAGATGTTGTCATTACTCCTGTAGTTCCACACGAACCCTCCTGGCAGTGTCTTGATTGTTCACCAGAAGAAAAGTATGTCCTTGAACAACTACAAGACAAAACAAGAATCACAGATCGAAATGCCTTGGCAACGATCCTGGGTAACATTAAACAAGAAAGCAAGTTCTATTCCAACATTTGCGAGGGAGGTGCTAGAGTTCCTTACAATGATTGCCATAGGGGTGGGTACGGACTCATTCAGTGGACCTCTACACAGCGTTATTTGGGGTTGAGTTATTTTGCTAATAAGTATGATTGTGATCCTAGCACTCTTGAGTGTCAGACACGTTATATGATTAATGAAAATCAATTCCAAAAAGTCCTTCCTGACTTTGAAGGTAGTGGACAAACTATCTCTCAATATATGGTTCCTGCTTATTATTGGTTGGGTTGGGGTATTAAAGGGAAGCGTGAACTCTATGCTTATAACTACTCTAACAAACTCGTATTGGTATGATCGGCACTCTTACTAAAACTCTGAAAAATATTCTTGGTGTTACTGAGAATAAAGAAATTAAATGTACTATTGATGAACTAGAAGTACCTTTGTTTGAATGTGGACCAGGACACCTTACTCAAGGTTATGGTTCTTTCGTAGGTGTTCCTGCACCTGTAGTTCTCCCAGATGATCCTTTGTTCGGTCCTTCTCCAATTAAAAGTGAAAAGCAAATGACTCATGAGGAAATGCTTGAGGAAGCACAAAAGAGAGAAGAAGAAAACCAACAGAATGTAACTAAAGAACCTGACAACATCCATGAAGTGATGTATAATATGGCGACCAAGTGTGGAAAGACTACAACACAGTTAGACCCGGTTGGTGGATCAGAAAACTTCCAAGGAGGATCGGAGAATATTCATGGTTGATGATTGGAGATACAGTAAAGAGAAACTCAAACTACGAGAACAAGCTCTTCTCATTTTGTTAAGTAGGTATGGCATCGAACTTGACAAAACAAGAAAATCAAAGTATGCTAATCAATCTATATACGAGTGTGCCCACGACTGGGTATCTCAAGGTAATGTAAATTGTAATGGCATTACCAAATACTACGAGGCTTATTATGCAAAAAGTAATTAATGTTTTAGCAGTCCTATCATTTGTAGGAACTGCAGGTATCGTCGGTGGCGGTACTGCACTATATCTCAATAAGGATTCTATTGTTGAGAATATCAAGTCACAAGTTGCTGGTGCAGCAGCAGAAGCAATTGCAGGACAACTTCCTGGAATGATGGATTCTGCAATGCCAGAACTTCCTGATGCCACTGGTGGTGCTCTACCACTTCCCACAACTACTGGATCTGCTCTACCTTTCTGATATGAAAAAGATTATTATGGCCTTGATGGCAGCATGTCTTGCTGCTCCTGCAATGGCAGATCCTATTGGAAAGGATGATTATTATTCCAGTCATTCTATGGGTTGTATGCTTCTTCAGGAATGCACCGACGATGTGACTAAAGTGAATTCTTTGTTAGATGTCTCTTCAAATTATGACAACCCTGAAGCATTTACTTCAGTGGCACAAGAGTTCAATCATATGATGTCTTCACTGAACCATGTTGGTGTGGGTGTATATCTTGCTGACGAGAAGTATTTTCCAGTAGGAAATCGTGGTGTCTATCATACTGTAAGTAATAACTTCTTCTTGAACAAGACATTTATGAGTCGCCCTCATGTCTTAATGAGTGTGATGCGTCATGAAGGATGGCACGCTGCACAGGATTGTATGGCGGGAACGATTGATAATAGTTTGATTGCTATTATCCTACCAGAGGAAAGTGTTCCTATGATCTGGCAAGAGATGGTAAAGCGGACATATGCATTGCAACCCGGAGCAATTCCGTGGGAGAAGGAAGCAATGTGGGCAGGTAAGACTGAACACATGACTATGAATGCATTGAATGCTTGTGCTGCTGGTCAGATGTGGACTGAATATGAACCAACACCATTGACTCGTAAATACCTGGTTGAAAAGGGTTACATTAATAAATAATAAGACCTAAGATAAACCAGGTACTCACCCAAGACAAATTCTTTGAATACTCCTTAGACTTATAATGTCGAATTCGTTGTTGGAAAACAATCAATTACATATGACACATTTAACAAGAGATGTGTTAATCAAAGCCATTGTTGCCGAAGAAATGAAAGATTTCAATGGTGAAGATTACTTTAAGTCTCTCAAAGATGCGTATCACAAATGGGAACATCAGTCAAGTGATGTTCTCTGTAACCAATATAACTCTATAAAGAAAACAAAACTGACTGTTGACGCGCTCAAACCATAAATAAAACTGCCTCGGCTTTCTATTCATGCCCGAAGAAGTTAAGAAGGAAGACCCCAAGAAGAAAGGTATTGTTGGGAAGATAAAGGAGGCAGCAAGTGACAAAGAAGAGCAGCTTGATATTCTGTCTACTTTTGTTAGGCTTGGCATCCTTGTTTGGAGTGGCGGAATACTCACGTTGGCGTACATTCAGTTACCACCCGTACTTGGTATTCCCGAGCAGAAACTAGATCCAACTTTTATCGCAAGCGTCTTTACTGGGGTGCTTGCGACTTTTGGTGTTCAGGCAGCAAAGAAAGCTGGCAATGGTAATGGTAATGGATCTTCCAATGGTGGTGGTATCAGTAAAGCAGATATGGAAAGATTGATTGCTGCTGCAGCACAAACTGCACCTGCACAAACTATTCGTGTGGAGCAAGCACCAATCAAGTTCATCACTAAAGATGATGAACCACCTGTAAAACCTACCGTGTAATCTTATGAACTTCTTTAAATGGACTGCATTAGGAGTTGGTGGTGTTGTTGCCGTAGCACATATCGGTGTTCTGGGACACATCATCACAGCAACCAAAGTGCCAGAAGCACCAGTTATTAATTTCCCTGGAGGAGATTATTCCTCTTATAAAATTGAGGCAGGTAAAGAAGGTTATAGTATAGAATATAGAGCAAACGATCCTGCTGTTCTTGAGTCCCAAAAATCTCTATCATTGGATAAAGAAAAGAGAGGATTGTTTGGTGGTGGTAATGAAAGTCGTCGTGAGTGGCGCAGAGACCAATACACTATGGATGGCACTAGAAATCTAGGAGGTGCCACATTAGATGGCGAGGGAAAGTCTGCAAAAGACATAGAGTGTATCGTGGCGGACGCTGGAGCACGGAGTCAAGGTGCAATGGCAGGAAGTAGTATTGCTGCTGGTGTTGGAGTTCCTGCGGTAATTGGTATTCCATATGTTGGATGGTTAGCAGCTGGTTGGGTATCACTTTTGGGTGGTAGAGTAGGTTCTGCTGCTGGATCTGCAGTTGGTTCTATGCTTAATGATTGCTAATCCTAACTTAGTCATCAAGTCAAAACATACACCATTCTAAGAAATCTTACCTATAATAGATAGTGTAGTTGTATGATTTATAATGAAGTTTATTAGCGCAGTAATCGTTGCCACACTTGCAGCGATGATCATATTTTTACCTGGAATTGCATACGCTGTAGAAATAACAATGGGTTCCAATGGAAATCTTGTATTCGATCCAGATAATATTAGTATTACTGCTGGTGAAACAGTTCATTTCATAAATGGAATGTTGCCCCCACATAACATTATTGTGGAAGGTAGAGTAGATCTTTCTAGAGAATCATTAATGTTTACTCCTGGAGAGTCTCAAGATATTAAATTTGCTGATGCAGGAGACTATGATTTCTTCTGTGGTCCTCATCAGGGGGCTGGCATGATTGGGCATTTGCATGTAGAATAATGAGTACGTTGTTTGTATTTGCTTTTATTATATTATTATCGGTTACAATGAATTTAACATGGCCTATTCGATGACACAAAATATCATTTCTTGTGTAAAAAATACAAGAAAAACTTACTCAAGATATCTTGAGAAAACAATTGTTGAAGTTCAAGTACAATTTAAAGATGAGAATCCAGCATGGATTCCTCTTGATACACTTGCTGCATTAGAAGGAAGACTAAAATGAAAGTTGGATTGATTGGTCTAGGTCGTACTGGTGAAGGAATGTCTCGCCGTATGATTGAAAAGGGAATTGAAGTTTGGGGTTATAGTAGCACTAACTATGAGAATGCCTGTGGACAATATGAAGCAGGATATCTTAGTGGATGCGTAACTTCACTGGAGTATCTTGTTCTAGCAGTTAAATCTGATAGTAAAAAATATACTAGTGCTGGAAGAATTCCTGGTATCTTTCAGATCACACTCCCAGAGCAAAAGGCAGAAGACATACTTGATGAATTGCTACCTTTACTTGAGGAGGGTGATATCATTATTGATCATAGCACCAGTGACATAACAAAATGTCAGGAACTGGAACTGTATTGCTCTAAGTTGGGCATATCTTATATCTTCTCTGGTGTGTATGGAGCACCTTATGCTATTGATTCTTGCTCCAAGATTTTCCAATCCCTATCACCTGGTAATATATTATGAGTTTTTGTATTGGTCCAATGTCCGTGGTTGGTTCTGCAGTAACTGTGCTGCTAGGAACGCAAACACCAGATAATGTCAAAACATATATTGGAGTTACTATAGAACCCTATGATACTGAGCAATTTGATTTAAATGAACCTTCTGGTTCCTTTGGTATTGAATATGATGTGTATGAACATTTAAGATTGTTTGCTGAACATCTTTCATCACCAATGCAGTGTGATGATCATCCTGGTATCAATCACGCTGGTGTAAAATTTTTAGCACCACTATCACCCGATCTTACAGTATACAGTGGTATATCTTTGAATAACTCAAAGTTTGATAGTAAAGATAACTTTGAAGGTCCTCTAGGATCTATTGGTATTGAGTATGGTAATGATTTAAAATTATTTGCTGAATACCTAAGCAGCATAAAAGAATTTGAAGGTGGCAGAACATCTCTAGGATTTAAGGTATTTTTCAAATGACTTTTAGCACAATTCTATTATGGGCATCAGTCCCTTTTGTTTTAACCACTATATTCTTTGGACTTTATAGGGGCGAAAATTTTTACTATGAAAGTAATAAGTATGATGGAAATGGAACGGCACATTAAAATGCGTTATGATTTTGCTATGAGTGCATTCGCTAGAATGTATGGCGTAAATTATGTAATGAGTTCACCTGATGTTTCTAGATTTTGTAAGAAGTGGGCTAAAACTGAGGGGCAAGAAGCACCTCACGGAACTATAAGTGAGATTAACTTTTACTTTTTAGACTTCTGGAAAACCTGGGGAGGATATGTATGACTCACATTGCACTCAAGGCAGCACACTTTGCTGCTGCTACACTCAATAATCCTTTTGGAATTGGAACACTCAGTCTTGCATTAGTTGTTGTTCCAATTTTTGGTATGCACCTGGTTCACAAATACGGTTGGCAACATTGGGCACCATTTCACAAATGAATCTTATACTTAAACCCCTTGATATTCCAGGTGATCCTGTATGGTCAGTAATCATTCTAGTGATCATTGCTGTTGTGGGGATGTTAGGTTATGTCATATACATACTAAGAGAAGCATTTGCAGAGTTAAAAGATGGGAGCACTGACACCACCAAGCAGGAAAAGTTGTTACAACTTCCGAGTGACGGAGATCAATCGTGTTCTTGATGGCGATACTATCGATGTCACCATTGATCTGGGGTTTGATTTATACAAGAAAGAAAGAGTTAGAGTTGCAGGAGTTGATACACCAGAGAAAAGAACGAGAAATCTTGCGGAGAAAGCTCTGGGACTAGATGCTACCAACTGGATGAAAGAAAAACTAGAAGGTGCTATTGCTGGTGAAGATGAGTTGTCTGTCAGAACTGAGTTAGTTGGTGGTCAAGGTAAGTATGGTCGTCTTCTGGGTTGGCTTTACATTGGGGACGACAGTGTGTCCCTTAACGAGCAAATGATCGAGGAGGGTTATGCTCATGCCTATGATGGTGGAACAAAAAACATGGACCTTGAAGCACTCAGAGAAATCAGAAGGGCACACGGCACGATGGTGTAGAAGTGTTGTCTGTGGATCTACACCATTTATCCCAGACTCTGAATTTGAAGGCGAAAACTGTGAATTAACTTGCGACATTAAAGAGGATTAAAAATGAGAAGAGAAATGATT